AGAATAGGAAGCATCACTGATGTATCAGCTTGTGGAACTATAAAGCCAAAGCCCGCTGCAATTGGTGAAACCAGAAAGTTTACCATCAGTCCAAGTACGCACACGTAGCCACACAAGGGCCGCCAGCTCGCCGCAAACCAGTTGCCAGAAGCTTCCGCTTTGTTGACCTCAATCTGAGCAAGTAAAGCTTGTTGAGCGTGACGGTCAGCCATCGTTGACAGCTCATGCGCCAAGCGTGCAGCCTGATCTTTGTCTTTAATAAACTTGCCCGCTAGCTCTGTTGCTGGTGAGATTAAGTCTGACAGAAAACTCATTTCTCATGCCCCAGCCAAACCGCAAAGGCACCTGTCATTGCACCCGTCACAGTCGCAGTCAGCGCGGTGGCTTGGGATGTCATGGCCTCTGGCGGCAGCGTCATAAACCAATTTAGGACGTCCAGATATGCGTAGCACATCACCGCCATCATAACGCGCGGCAGTAGCTTCCACGCCAGTATGCGTTCCATTGCTATTGTCATTTCATCCCTTTCAAAAATTCAGTGAAAAAATACAGCAAAGCAAAACCGCCAATGCTAAGCGCAGTAATCAAACCCCATGAAATATAGCGGATGGTTGCTGCTATTTGGCGCTGCCTTGCCTCAGCTTCCTTCTTTCGCTGAACGCGCATTTTAGCCTCAAAAGCTAAGAAGGAATCCCAAGTGCCGGGCTTGCCATACAAGCGACAAATAGATTCTAATTCTTTTCGTTGCTCTTGTATCTGTTGCAAAGCAATGAACTCATCAAAGTCATCAGCAGACTTGCCCATAACTTTAGAAAACAAACCGTCTTTCTTACGATTGCCTCTTGCCCTTAGATCTTCCTCTGCGCCAACAAGATTTTTAAGAGGCGAAAGAAAATCACTAACCTCTTTGCCATTAGATACAAACTTTTTGATTGTTGAATAAGCTGCGTTGGCCGCTGCTAGTTCAGCAAGCATTATTTTGTTGCCTTCTTTTTTGGCGGCTTGCGCTTTTTAACAGGAGGCTTTTCCTGTTTTTTCACCGGGGCAGGGCGCAAATGTGGGTTCAATTGATATACATGTACCATTTATTTCTCTTAGAAGTTGTACATCATAGTCAAAAGCAAAGCGATTGTTGCACCAGCAGTTCCTATGAGAATAGATTCAATCCGCTTTATCCGCAGAATTGTTTCTTTCCAGCGCTCTTCTAGCTGCACCTCTACTTTGACTATCCGCGTGTCAAGCTCGTCAACACGCTGATGGGCAGATGATACTGTTCGTTTATCCATAACTTACACCGCTGTAGATCCAGACATTGCATCTTGAGCCATTACCCACGTATAGCACTTGTCTAAGAAGGTATCGCCTGATGAAGCATTAACGTTATCCAGCGCCGTTTCAAAACGAGCAAAATCAACTTCTCTGGTATCTGAGGTTGGGCTGCTTGTGGCATATGCGCTTAGATCGATCATGACCATAAACTTGGGATCTGTACCAAGTTGACGCGAGATGCTTGCCGTCACGATTCTATAGTACGCATCGTTAAAACTAATGCCGTATTGAGAAGCATTTTGTGAAATAGTGTGTTGAATAGCCATTGGTTATCTCCTTCTAGGCATATGATACTTCTGCTGTGTCCAACTTCAGAACCCAGCGGATGTTTGTTGACGCTGCGCCAGTGACTGCAAATTTGGCAGCGCCATAAGTAGTGTCAGCCGTGATAGCTAGTGACCAACCAGAAGGTGCAGTGCCTATAGCAGTAACAGTGTTGTGTATTAGAGTGGTTGTACCCGCCGAACCCTCGCGGCGTATGGTGCCTTCGACTTTCCAAGCGCCAACGTCAGTGCCAGAGCTTGCCTGTTCTCGCGCAATCAAAGCTCCTGTGAAAACAAAAGCTGAGTTGTTAGGCAGTATGATTTGGTTGTTGCTGCTTACAGCACCATTGTCGTTAGTTGTTAAGGTTGCTGGAGTTGCATTAGTTGTCGAGCATCTTAGTGCTGCAAAAGACCTTTGCCCGTCTCCTTTTGAGGAGAACTGTCCACCAGCAAAAGAAAGCGTGTCTTCGCTCGCGGGTTGAGATTGATACCCAAAAGCCATAGAGCGTTTTCTTACGGCAGTAGACTCTGTGCCGATTACGTAAGACTTCTCACCTTCAGCGCGCGCTTGAGCGCCAAGTGCGTAACTTCCAAACGTCGATCTAGCTAACTCCCCCATCGCCAAGTTGCGACTACCACCGTATGTGCCATAAGATGTTGAGTTGCTGCCGATCATCATAGCTACTGAGTAATTCCCAGCCGCTCTTGATGTACCCACGGCGAGTGACCTACGCCCTGTTGAGACAGCGGATTCACCTATAGCAATTGAGTTCGTCCCGGTGGCTGAAGGCTGGGCTGATGGTGAGCTTTCGTTGGCAGCGTAAAGATCAGCACCGCCACCGCCACCACCAGAAGCAGTGACAACCCCTGATCCATCGATGGATAAGCCCGAGCCAATCTTTATTCCACCAAGAGTAGAGCCAGAGGCAGTCGGTAAAGTGTAACTACCGCCGCCACCTACGGCAGCGCCATCTATAGTCATAGACCCGCTGGTTGCCGAAATGTCATTGGTCTGATGATTTATAGTGAGTGCCATTTACGACTCCTTTAATTGTAATAAGTTTCAGACGTTTGGATCGTAGCAACATAATTTATGTTGGTTGATGCAGCACCAGTTACTTGCACTTTTAGACAGCCGTTTGTTGTGTCAGCGGATAAAGCCATTCCCCAGTTAGGTGTATTGTCTATAACCGTAGTTGCTGAGTTTACTAACACGGTAGTGCCAGCATTGGCTTCCCTACGAATTAACCCTTCAACCTTCCAAGCTGCACAAGCTGTTCCCTGAGAAGCGCTTTGACGCGCAACAATGGTGCCGTGGAAGGCGTATGCACTGTTGTTAACAAGAATAAGCTGATCGTCTGAGCCTGCCGAGCTATCATTAGTCGTAAGAGCCAAAGGAGTTGCGTCGGTGGTGCTACCTTTAAGCAGATATATTCCAGTTTGGCTGTCAGTATTGCCAGATTGAATATTTCCATTTGAAAATACAATTGCGCCCTTTATGCCGTTAGCTTGCGCATTCTGGCCTATAGCTACCGCATAATCAGCATCGGATGTAGCATAGCCAAAAGCTATAGCGCTGTAACCAGTGGCCGCTGCTGTGTTACCAAACGCCAAACTATAGTTATTTGTTGCTTGGGCGTAGGCACCGATAGCGTAGCCTCGGTTACCGTTCCCCGCTGTTGCATTAAATCCAAGAGCTACTCCACCATACCCGTGCGCCTTAGCATTCTGGCCCATCGCAATACTATTGGTTCCCTGAGCGCCGTAGCTACTGCTGTTGCTCATCATTGCGGCGGCAAAGCTGTCGTCTCCAGAGGCTCTTGATTTACTAAGGGCAACAGACCTTGCGCCTGAGCTAAGCGCTGAGTCGCCAATCCCAATTGCGTTCGTCCCAGTGGCCGAGGGTTGGGCAGTAGGGCTACTTTCGTTGGCGGTGTATAGGTCAGCGCCACCGCCGCCACCACCACTTATAGTTGACCAAGATGTATTCCCAGAGCCATCGGTAATTAAACTTTGACCGCTAGATCCATCGTTGTCTGGCAGCGTAAGCGTATAGCTTGCGCCAGCGCTGTGAGGTGGGCCTTTGATGGTAATGCCGTGCGAATTGTTTTCGCAGTTTAAAACAAACTGACCGGCGCCGCGTGTGGAATTACCTTTGAATGTAACCTTTCCGCTTCCATTCGGATCTAGATCGATAGATCCGTTCGAGGTGCTGACAATATCATTACCGTTTACATCTAGGTTTCCACCCAGTTGAGGCGTTGTATCTTCACTTAAATTATCCAACGCGTTGGGATTTGCGGTTGCACTGGAAGCTATGCCAGACAGCTTTGTGTTTAAGGCAGTCGTAAAGTTCTTCTCAGTTAAACCGCCGTCACCCACTGAGTAGGTTGTATTAGTGTCTGGCGGCGTGGCCCAAGTAAACGTGCCATCGCCATCTGAGCGCAGATACTGAGATGTAGTTCCATTGCCAGAGACATTGAGATGGTCAGCATCAATGATGTTACTGTTGAATGACATGATGCCATTGTTAGCAATGGCTATTGGGCCATTGGCGTCCTCCAGAACCGCACCAAGTGCATTGGTAGTTGCCGCCGGTAAATTAATTTCAAGAAGGCCCGTGTTGTTGTTTATTGAGAAGCCAACTCCAACTTTAACCCCGCCTAAAGTGTTATAGCTAGCAATCGGTAAAGTGTAGTTGTTGGCGCTAGTTGCAATCCCGTCAAGTTTTGACTTCAGCGCATTTGTAAAGTTGTTCTCAGTCAGTCCACCATCGCCAACCGAATAGGTTGTATTGGTGTCAGTGACCGTTATTGTCTTAGTTGCACCAGTACCACTTGCGACAACACCATTGCCAGCGAAGTTTAATGTGGTTGCAGCCGTCGAAAGCGCAGAGCCTTCGTCTTGTACTGTCAGCGAAGACCCGCCGCCGCCACCGCCAGATGCCGTCACCACGCCAGAGCCATCAATGGATAAGCCGCTGCCAATCTTGATGCCGCCTAGCGTCGAACCAGAGGCAGTAGGCAGACTATAGTTGTTTGCACTGGAAGCTATGCCAGAGAGCTTGGTATTTAGAGCCGTCGTGAAGTTCTTTTCGGACAGACCGCCATCGCCAACTGAGTATGTCGTGTTGGTATCTGTTATTGTAACAGTTTTCTCCGCGCCTGTGCCAGATGCGGTAACGCCGTTGCCGACGAAATTGATCGTCGATGCAGCCGTAGATAGTGCAGAACCCTCATCTTTAACCGTAATCGTATTGTCGCCGTCTGCGCCGTCTTGACCAGCCGGGCCTTGAGGCCCAGCCACAGTACTATCTGCGCCTGCTGCGCCAGTGGCACCTGTCGCGCCAGCGGGTATGCCAAGAGCAAATGCTGCTGTTCCACTTGATACTGACACGCTCGCAGTAGGAGTCGCCCCTGCACTTAAAGCAGACACAGAAACGCTTGCGCCCGTAACTTGCTGCGTAGCCTCTGGATTACCTGTGGAGCTGTTAAAGCCCAAAACTTTGCCTAGACGATCTGCCTTGGCTGGAAGCGTCATATCCACGTCAGTAGGGTCATTGACCGGGGCCATAACGGTGCGTGTCTCACGCTCTTCTCTGTCACCCAGCATCATGGCTTGCGTGTCGAAATCGCTCTCCAACGCCGCCGCTGTAATGTTGCCTCCCGCCGTGTACACCGAGGTGCGGGCCACGGGAACATCAGAAAGTATTGTAACCGTCTGGCTGTTTGTTGGGTGATTGCCTGACGTGAAGCTTACTGACCCATTACCATTTGCCCCTATGGTCACAGTGTAATGTGTGGTCAAAGTTTTAAGCGTACTGTCTACATACACTTTTAAGTCTGTTTGCGAATTTATTTGGAACGAAAAGCTAAACGGCCCCGCCGAGTTGTTACCCGTGGCCTGAGCGCGGCGTGACGTGTCACTTAAAGAAAATGTTGCCATGTTCTAATTCCTTCTTTCTGTACTTGTACACATATCGCGCAGTGTTGTCATCATTGAAGCGCCTCCAGTTCCATAAGCAGAGGATCTGATTTTTGCATATACTTTCGCGCCAAACCTCGGCGTTCTGAAAGTATATTGCTCAAAGCGTTAAATTGATCTTCTCCAGTTTCCAGCAATAAATAGTCATCACTTTCGATTTCTGCATTTAAAGCGTCTAGCAATGTGTCGGTTGGGTCATAGCCGGGATCGTCAAAGTAATTACCATTGCCATCAATATTATTAATTGTTTCAACAAAGCTATTGAATTGAGTTGCGTTTAGTTGAACGCCGTTAATCCTTTTATTGTGCAAAGAGAAGGTGCCGAAACCGCGCTTGCTCAAGTTGATTATCTCAGTGTCTAGGCTGCTATATTTACCCTCACTGATCCTCACCGGGTTAAACATTTCAGTAACCTTACCATCCCCGGCATATAGTGGATTGCCCCAGAAATCTAACTTAGGCGGCAAGTCTTTGCTGTAGTAGGCATTTCGTGCTTTGGCCGATTGCAGCTTTTTATAGAAGCCCTGCATAAACGAATTTAGCTCAGTGTAGGGTTTGTCAGCAAATGGGGCAGTTCCTTCTGGCAGCATGGTATTGTTGCGCAGTGGATCTTGCAGGCGCTCCAAACCAGCCTTAAACGATGTTTGATTTACAATGGGATATTTATCGCCGGTTAGAAACTCATATCCGTAAGCCGTTATTCCAAGCGGATTTGCTTGGCCTGCTATATTAGTTCCAACACTCGCTGCAACTCCACCACCCCAATTTAACAAGCTTGTAATTTTATTTTCAGTGTCAGTATTTTGAGATCCAATAGCTGACGAAAATTCTGCCACTCCCTGCAAAAATGGCATAGATCCAGCATAATTTGCCGCAGTCAAAGTATACGATGTAAACAGTGCTTCCAAGGTTTTAGGATCATCTTCGTATTTAATGTAGTCTCGCAGATCCGCGCCCATAACAATTAAAGCGGAAATGGGATCAAAGCGACTGATAGAATAATATTTATAATTTCCATCATCTTGTTTCACGCCAATAGAATAGGGCTGCACCCCGGAGCTTTCTGTCGCTCTTGATGTTTTGTAGTTAGGCCCACCACCAGTAACATATACATCGTCACCTTCGTCGCCACCTAACATCATATAAATGCTTAGAGCTACGCTGTTACCTACAGCTAGTTTTGCTATTGCATCGTCTAGCTCACGGCCTGATATGGGCGCGTTACCTCCCGGTAATGTCGGCATTAGTTGCGTTCCCGGCAAGCCCGTCTGTTTAAGAGCGCGATACAGCGGGTAAATATTAAGCGTCCGATCAAACGCCTCGTTAATTACATTTGTAGGCGTATTGTAAAACGGCACTACAAATTTCATCCCCGGGATGTTTTGCACTGTCGGCGCTAATGCTCCAAACAAGCCTTTTGGCGCACCTTGAAAAGCCATTTTTCTGGCCTCAGAAAGCATTAGGTCTTTAACGTCTTTTGACGGGTTGATCATAATATCAAGGTAAGCTTCTTGCGCCCGCTGCTTTGCTACTTCATCAGACTCACCAGCCAATAAGCTTGTTTCTTTAGCAATCATTTGCGCCCGATATGCTTCTCGGTAAAGCACTCTGCGCCCAGTGATGACCTTAAAATATTCGTCTTCTGATGCAAGGAACCGCCCAGACAGTCTATTTGCAATGCCCAGTGTATCTATCGCTGACTGGAAGTATTCACCGTTTTGCATAGAGCGAGCGATGTCAGCCACGTTATCTGTGCTTCCAATAGCTCTTTGATTGCGCAGATCGATCTTGGACATGAGATCGCTTGATTGCCCGGTTGCCATTGTATTTGCCATGAGAGTGAATGCATCTTTTTGCGCCATCATTAAGCCGTGCGCTTCTGCAACTGCGTCCATCACGTAAGCTTGATCGCCCACTTCACCTCGCATACCGCCCAAGGTACGCACATTGCCGATCATGCCGCCTACGCCACGCTCTAAAAGGGATAAGGCTTGGAATGAGGCATTGCCTGCAATATTGACCATATGCGTCACAGGACTGCTTAGAAGGGCGTTAATGTAGGCTTCCATTGCTACATCGTAGCTTTTGCCGAGAAACCCATTGTCAGCATACTTTGCCCGGGCCGCTGCGTTTGGCAGCAAAGCAAGTTGAGCAAGGTGATACTCTATCAGGTTTTCATCAAGATCGTCTGCAAACTTGCTGGCTTGTTCAGCATACGCGGTTACGTCAAAGCCCTGCATCGTGGCGAGTCTACTTACCACAGCCATGCCTCGGCCATACTCACTGACATTTCCAGAGACTTGCGCGGCAAGATTGGAATTTAAGCCAACCAATAAACCAAGCTTGTTATAAGCCGCTGGGCGTTCTTCTTTTGGCAAATACCGGGCTTCAGCCGCGCCGTGCTGAATATCACGGGCAATCTTAATTGTGGCAAGTAAGCCACCTAAAACCTCCTCGGGTGGGGCAACATCACCGGGTTTGCGTTTGAGCATAGAGGCAACGATATTATCGTATCCCGTAGCCTCTGCCATTGCCAACATTTCATCCATTGTTTTGGTGTCGCGGCGTAGGTGGTTAAATAGCGCTTTGTTGTTTTCTTTGATATTTGCCATCACCGTTTCTAGATACATTCCGCTGGACATATCCTCGAATGGCGTTTCAAAAATCTCACCAATACGGCCAAGGTTTAACCCGGCGGTAAAACCGTTTTCTGAAAGAACATTGTTTAGAGCTGAGATCTCTTGCTCATCCATAGCCTTAATAAGAATGTCACCGCGCGGCGTTGTGGTTATTGTTTCATCTGGGATCTGCGCCCCGTAGCTACGTTTTTGCGCTGCTTCAACGGCTTCTTTTATTAAACGGCCAACCATTATGAATCCTCCCCATCAGTTATAGACGCGCCAGTCTCCAATAGGGTTACGCCGCCGCCAAGCGACAACAGCGGGATGCTGCCTTGAAAAAACTTTTTAAACACTTCGTCCTTGCTCATGCCAGTAAGCTGGGCCGTTACATCAACGCGGTCATCAATTAACTCAACGATAGTTTTTGGCTCAGAAGCAAGGCCAGTTTTGTCACCATTTGCAAACCAGCTTAATGATTGAGCTTCAGCCGGGTTAACCGCAAGCTTTTCGGCGACTTGTTTATAAATGTCAGAAAATACCGCATATTCAGTTTGCATGTCTTTTCCGTCAATTTTTTGACTTTGTAGAGTGTCTGCTACCATAGTTGCGGCGTCAAAAGTTGATGGATCTTTCTGATACATCTCTTGAAATTCTTTTGTTTTTGCGGCTGTTTTACCGCCAATAAATTTAATTGGAATAGATCCCGGCTCTAATTCATTAAGAACATCAAAGACTGCGCGAATAGCATGTGTGTCAACTGTAACACCAGCTAGATTGCCCGACACATTTTCAGCAAAAGTAGCTGGTTTGGGATTTGTATCAAATGATATGCCTGACGCCATAACATCGTCCAAGAGCTTGCGGTGCAAACCCCCGGGGTTAATTATCATTGGGTAACCTTTTTCATTAATACCGCTACCACCGGGGCCAATGATTGTACCAATGTCTATTTTACGCTCTTGCTTAACTCCCGCCAAAGAAGCGCTTCTAAGGTTTTCTTCCGTTTTTGTTCTAGGGCTTGTGGCCGCATAGTTTAGTGCAAACTTGCGCAAAGCTTCAAAAGCTTGCTCTTTATTATAACCAAGCTCTATCGCCTTATCTATAATTGGCCCGGTATTGTAGAAAAACTGAACATTTGTGCCAACAAACGGTTTTGCTCTTTCTGCTAACTTGTCTGAAATGACGTCACTCATTTCAATAACTTTTCTTGCTCTGTCTCCAAGGGGAAGAGCTTTACCTTCTGGCGCTCTTGGAACTGGCGTTTCTTTTTGCTCTGGAAAAGTACGTGCGTAACTTTCCGGGGTTGTATCAAACATAACTTCGCCGCTGGGCTGCACTCTATCCTTTGGCGCAAGCTCCATTTGCTCTGCCCTTAAATTTAGAACATTTACCGCCTCATCTGCGTCAATTTTAACTGGCTCCGCGCCTTGAAACATTTGCCCTGCATTATCAAAAACATCACTGTCAAAAGTTGACCTATAGCTTATAGCTTCTGGAGCATCAAAGCTGTCTACCTCTATGTAATATTGCTTGGCAGTGGGCATAACATCTTCTATAGAAGCCCCAGTTTTCCTGAGTTTATATAAACCCGTTGTCGGGTTGCCATCAAAATCTGCCACAGATGTAAGGAACGCATATTTTTCTGATGGGTATTGCTTGGCGTGATCACTGTAACTTAAATTTGTTAAAGGTTTGATGTACTCATTGTAAATCGACCTATCTATAGGCACAACGACAGACTTATTGCCGATAGCCTGCCCGCCCTCTTTGTTAGCGTAAAACGCTATATTCTTGACAGCCTTAGCCTCAACCTTGCTGTGGTCTTCTTCTATATCCTTAATAACATCCAGCGCGGAATTGACAGAATTGTTTTTATCCATAATAGATGTGTCTATCTCACTTGCTCCAAAAGAACTAGTCGGTGGCATTTCACCCGGTTGGTTTAATCTTTCGCCTACAGCCTGCAACTTGCTTTTAATTGTTGCTGCCAGCTCTTTATCTGATCGTACAGCGCGGAAACTCTTAACAACTAACTCAGGTATCCCGATCCCAAGCCCCTCTAGCGCTGCCGTCAAACGCCCTGCTAGCCGTTCATCAGCCTCGGCATCTTCGCCAACCTTGCTGTCTAAAAATTCAGTAACAAGATTTCCATACCCAGCTTCATTTATCAGGGTAGAAAGATTGCCGCCCTCTGGATCAAACAGCGCATCAGCAAATGCACCGCGCCCCATGTTTGCCAGCAAAGAAACGCCCTTGATGGGAGCTACGCCCATGCCCGCCGCAAACTGCACCAAGCCACGGCCAAGGTTTTCCATAACGCCATCACCTTGTGGCACCTCAATGCCAGCATTGCGCAAGCCCTCAGAAAACGCATCGTCCATATTGGGCATGTCTTGTGGCTTATCCCGGGAAAAAGAAAACCCATTTTCGTCGTAGTTGATGTAACCCAAGCTGCCTAGTTTGCTGTCGATAAACTGGCCTATGTCATCGGACGTGCTAACGATCCCTTTGACAGCGTCTTGCACCCCGCCTAAAACGGCGCGTCCTATAGATTTCCCAGTATTAGACGGGTCAACAAATTCTGGCGTAGACATCCCCCCAGCATAATTTGCCATTGGGCTATACTCTTCAAACGCAGCGCCATTTGCATTGATAACAAAGTCATTTTCTAATTCACTGCGAAGCTTGTGAGATTTTGCGCGTTCTTCAAATAAATCCATTACAGATCCTCCGCGACTTTAAGTCTGTCTATAAGCAGATCAATTCTTTCATCTTTTTGAAATTCATAAGGGCGCTCTCTGACAGGCAAGCCTTTAATTGCTCTAAGGGCGTCTATTGCACTAGCAAAGTCTCGTTCTCCTTCTAAAAACTGAGCCAGTGATGGCTTGTTCGCAATCACCGAAAAGACTTTTTTCGAAGCGTTTTTAGCTTGTTGTATAAGAACTTTGTTTGCAGCCTCTTCAAGCTCGCCGCCCAGCTCTGCCATGACGACAGATGCAGCAGCCTCGGGGTCAAAGTCTGTTTCACCCTTACGGGCTTCACTCGCCATTGTTTCTAATTTACCGCGCATTTTTGCGTAGATCTGAGCGCTTTCAAAATTTGCGTCGCCGTCTCGTATCATTTCTATGTTTGCAGGCAATTGAAGCTGGGCTTTTACAATGCTCTTAGCAAGTCTTAGATCTTCAACATCTAAATCCTTTGCTCTTTTTAAATACTTCTCTTGGTCTGCTTGATTTAATATTTCAAAACGCTCAACGACTTGCTCAATTGTAATATTGTCGCGCATACGGTCTAAAAACTCGACGGCCATAGGATCACTGTATTGAATCCCGGGTCTACTTAAATACTGAAGCTCTAGCTCTTTTGCTCTTTTATTATTGTAAAAGAAAAGATCGTCTAAAGCTTGGCGAATTGCTGGCTCATCATTATTGGCAATCGCTTCAAGTGCTCGTGCTTCTGCTAAATTCTCGCCCTTGTCAGCATTTCTGTTGTTAAAATCTTCTTCTGTTTCAATCATTTTTAAAAACGCAGTGCGCTCAGTGCGTAAATTGGCTGCAATTTCACTGCCTGACATGCCCGACTGCTCTAAAACATCTATGGCTAATTTCGTCTCCTCTGACAAAGCGAAGTCAATATCTTCACCCGTCGCCAGCGCTTTAATAATGCGCCCAGCAGATGGGCGCGCCATCACGTTATTGACCAATATTTTATTAGCTGCCTGCACTACTTTAGTGTCAACTAAAGTACTGAGCGCCCTAATTTCAGACGCAGAAAAATCACGCGCCTGTGCCTCTGTTAGAACACGCATCCGATAAGCATCAAAGTCAACAACCCCCGGCTTTACATAGCCAGTTTCTGGATCTATCTGGCCCTTAGAAAGCTCCAATATATCTTCATCGATATCGTTTAAATCAGTTAATATGTTGGTCATCCAAGCAGCTTTGCCGTCAGCTCGCGCTTCTTTGATGTAACTTGAGTGATAGCTACTATATTTGCTGTGAGCTACCATAGACAACTTAGCCTTTAGTCGCGTTGCCATCGATGGAACAGTTTCATCAAATGTACTGCCATAGCCTTGAATAATTGCATCAAGGTTATCTTGGAGATCCGCAGGGTTTCCGCGACTTAACTCAGCCTGCAACACCGCAGCATCAATTGCCTGACGCGCTGTTAGCTCAATCGTATCTGTAACCGTGTTCGCCGCAGCCTGTCGTGCAACGCGACCAAACAGTGTATTATTATCACCGGGCAAAGTAAGCTCTTGGCCGCTTTCTCGCGCTGCGTTAATTTGTTCCGCTGTTGGAGCATTTGCTGCCCCATAATTTGCTGCATCAACCTTAATTCTTGCAGCTTCCTGATCTTGGAAAAACCCCACCATGCGGTCAATGCTTTGCGCAACCATTTGACTGCCACGCTGAGTTGCCTGCGCATTATACGAAGTTGCAATTGGCGCTGCTAGGTTAACCCGGCCACCGCGATATGTTACTGATTCAGCCATTAGCTTATTGCGCCCAAGTCGCTAGGAGGTAAAAACCCGCCGCCGCCGCCGCCCATACTCATTGTGCCACCAACCGCAGTAAGTGTGCTACCAACCGCTGAAATCACGCCCGTTCTGAAAGCACTATCTCCCGCTTTCAAAGCATCAGCCGCCGCTGCGTTGCTGCCAAGGATAGCCATTTCAGCATTACGATCTAGCGTGCGCACCTCACCCAGCCCATAGGCCGCTGACGTGGTGTTAATCATCTTTTTGGTTTCGCCCGCTTGCATACCAACACCGCCAGCAAACGCATTTGCTGTCGTGGATGCCATTGCGCGGTTAAGTTCCCGCAACCGACTAATGCCTTCACGCTTATAATTTAAAGCGTCTTGACGCCCTTTTATAAGCTCATTACGCGCTTTTATTTCATATTGCTCTTTTGCAGCTTGTGCCGCGTTTAACTGTGCAACTCCGCTCATTACTGAGCCAACAATCATTAAAGCCTGACCCATATTATTGCCCCGCGCTTAGTTTGTAATCTAACGATAAAACCGTGAAAAATAACGGCTGACTCTGCCCGATAGTGATTTGCGCATCACGATCAAAACCCAAAAATCCTTGCGTCTTTTTCACGCCCGTAAATGATGTAACCCCGCCGCTTCCCGATAAAGGCAGCGGATCTAACGAAATATTTTTGCCATTAATGGTTATGTTTTGCGCCCGATATAAAATTGGGCTGACTTCTAAAACTCTGCGTTTAGTTGATTGCATAGATCCGCTTTGCAGGCGGCTTTCAATCGGCTGGGTTGTCACCTCAACCGTGTAGTCTAAACCAGCCTCAACGTAACTACTCGCAGTGCCGCCTATCGTTATAGTTCCCAGTGCTGCGCCTACACCAACCTTTAAAGTAAAATTAGTTGGCGCAGTGTTGATAGAAACGGCTGTGACTGTTTTAAAATATTTCACCCCGGTATACGTGGCTGCATTATCATCAAGAGCAATTGTTTCGCTTTGCGAAGCATTAAAAATGTCTGTGCCTGTGATTGTTAATACCAGATTTAAGACAGAGGGAATGGGATTGCCCGGCGCACTGGCGTTGTCATTATAAAAGGTAATTTGTGTCGCAATGCCGCCAAAAGATGCAGTGCCGCTAGAAACAAATGCCCCATTGAGTGTAAAGCTAGTCTGCCCAGAATTAACAAATTGCGTGACAATGCCGTCATCATCATTAGATCCTGTGCCAACAAGTGCGTCACTATCTACTATATCGTCGCGCACAATCTTAACGGTTTTCGCCTGCAAGTGAGACAAGCCACCAATCAGTGTAGTGCTAGGAAGCGGTTGGTCAGGAGCGACTGCCCCAGAGTAATATTGAATAGAACTGTCGGTGGTTCGATCATCGTCAAACACTTCCAAGTAATATTTGGTAGCCCCATTGACGGTGCGCTTTACGACGCAGAAGACGGTATCAAGGTCAACACCAACGTCTATAAAATCACCGTCAGTAGACCAGTTGGCCGGGGCCACAATGTTTTGTGCGCGATTGATCGTGTAGGCTGTAATAGTACCCGAGAAAGCCACAGAGGCAGCACGATACCCCACGGTGTTTGTACCATTTACGATTAGCAATAAATCGCCTTCAGTCGTATCAGTGGCAGCTCGTAGCGCCATGCGCTGCGGATCAAGCAGCATGTGACTGTTGAGCAAGCTTATATTATTCGCCACATAGGAAAGCTCCACATCACTAAACAACATTTCGCGTACAGCTTTGCCTTGGCGTTGAATAAATATAGTGCCGCCTTCAGCCGCTTGTGGGCGTATTCCAAACTTTGATCCACGCCGCGTTGTTGACTTGATCGTTATGTTAGAAGGCGTCACCGGGTTTAAATCCGCTTGCGGAACAAAGAACTCAGCCCCGGTTGTAAATATTTGCAAGTCTCGGCCAGAGCGTAGAGCGGTAATTGCGTTTACTGAATCTGTTGCCAACGTTACTTTGATAGCATCATCGTCTAAACCTTCAGCAATTTTAAAATTAAAAAAGTCGCCCACCTTTGAGGCGAACAGAGTTGACGGCTCAGATGCTGCACCTCCAAAATACAGCCGCCCCTCATGGAATGAACAGGTGCGCGGCCAACCCCGAGTATTAGACCAGCTATTCTCGTATCCTGTCTCTAGCTCCCAATCGCCAGAGGCAATGGAATCTGTACTAAAAAATGGAATTTCAGTTACAACTTCTAGCACAGCGCCGCTTATCAATTTTGTCACGCGTGCGCGTCCAAAGCCATTGAGGACGTTGATGTATTGATCGACGTGAGATGAACTAAATACCGAACTGCCTGCTGTTACTTTTGTTGTGCCATCAACAGCAGTTGCCGTGAGAGTTGCTGATGGGCTGCTTGTGGCAAGGGTAAAAGCAGTTTTAGGCGTGGTCAGGCTAAGAGCGGAAGCCGTCCACGTAGTATTGTTTCCGCCGCGCAAAATCTTAAAGGGTGCAAAGTTTTCATTCGTTATGATCAGCGTGTCAGCAGACTGAGTAAAATAAGTCTTATCCATATCAATGGCGGCTACATCATAGAGTGTGCCTACCGTGTAGTCTAAGTAGCTATTCCCCGATCCATTTATGTTGGTCAGAAGGGTTTGATTGGCATAAAAACGAAAGCGAATAGTTGATGATGCGGTTAATACACTGGCAACAACCATAAAATTCTGCGTTGTTGAAAACTCGAAAGGGATCAACAAGACGCCGTTCTCAGGATTGTCACCCGTAAGATCTGTTAAGAAGCGCAACCCCGGACGCCGAGAAAAGCCACCCTGTGGCTCAAACTGCACGTTCTGCGCCAACGCCACAGCCGCATAGTATTGCTGCAAATCAGTACGCCCGCGCAATAGGGGATCCATTTCCCCGCCAGTAAAACTAGCTTGATATTGGTGGTAGCGGCTCAACCGCGCACCTCAACAAGCATATAGTCAGCTATTACTTGCGGCGTCTGACCCGCGCTATCGATGTTAACGGCCTGCCTAAAATAGCCACCGCGCCCGCCTTCAGAGGGTGTACCCAGCGCCTCACTTTTCCAAAGCTGCATTTTGGTGGTCTGATCAGTGATAATTTCTGCCAGATGCCACGCCATTTGATAAGCGAGAAGTTGTACAAAGTAGCTCGGCATCTGGCCCTCACTTACCGACTGCTGGTAATCAATGTGAATTTCAGTTGCCTCTGTCATCAAAACGCTTGCGCCTAATGCAGATCTACCAATTTCCCATCTCTTATAAGCTCCCGCACCCGGCTGGGAGGAAGTGAACACCGAGCGAGGTACACCCGTCAGCATGTCGGAAGGAAGTACGTATTGATATGTGTATTCAGTTGCTGGCGTTGCAGTATCCCGAGCCAGTTGAATCTTTGCTATAGAAAAGCTCCAAGGATACATAGCCAGCGTAGTGGCTTTGACTTCTGAGTAAAGATTTGAGCAAGCTGCTGCGGCTACAGATCCATCAGTAAAGCTGGTAATGCCTTCTGCGCCGAGAAATAACAGCGCCTTATTACAGATTGAAACATTTGTATCACCCGCTGCCATGAAGCGCTCCTAAAGTTGGGGCAGGGGGCTATTAGCCCCCCGCGTGTTTTTAATCGCTATCGGTCATTGCGACAGTCGTTCCGTCGGTTACGTCAACCACGCCAGAAGCGTTTGACTTGACCATGACGATGGACATGGTGGGCGTGTTATTGTCGTAGACAAAAACAACGTCACCTACCGCCAAAAGCTGAGATGCATCGTTGAAGTATCCCGCTGTATTCACAGTGGCGATTGCATCCGCTGACGTGTAGCTCCACATTGCTGAAGCGCTACCTTTTTTTGACTGACCGCCGATAGGGTTTAGACCAGTTGCTGCATAAGCCATTAATCTGCCTCCTAGCTTTCGTCACAAACAACATCGACGATTCCATCGACATCAATTGCCGCGCTGCCCATTGAGAGCATTGCCGTAACCAAGAACGATGTTTTTTCGGGGATGTAGTTAATTTCAGTTTTAGGCGCGATACCAACCGCACAACCAAGCGCTGATCTGTGGAATGCAAAGCATGTCCGATCACTACTTGACAGTGGCAAGCCACCCTCGTCACGGTCACCAAGTACATGGAAGGTAAAGCCCATCATGGTATTGATATCACCGCTTACAAGCGCTCTTAGCGTCTGGAAGTCACCAGAAACTGCCCGCTCATCGCCCAGCAAACCAGCCAAGTTATTGGCGTGGATTACAAAGTGACGATCACTTGTCGGTATACTCTTTGCGTCCAAAGCTTTTTTGGCTGCAATGATTTTACCTACGTTCAAGTTTGAAGCAGCCGCACTACCAGATGTTACAACAGTTTTAGCAACGGTTGTTCCAGCAGATGCAGTGTTTAGAGCGTCGATCAGGATTTGATCCTCACGGCGTCCAATCGCGTTGCCAACGACTTGTGCCAGTTCTTGGCGCTCATCGAAGTTAACTTTTTGCTGGTTGAAGATATCTGAATATTCAGCCGCCGTATAATCTGTAAGGCTTACAGATACTGAGCTAAATGCTGCGTTGATTGGCACAACATCAGTTTGCGGAACGCGAACAGATGCTTGGCCTTTTCCCACCTTGGGGAATTTTACGGTGTCGCCCACAACACCTGTGCGCATACGTGCAGCTCCACGCAACTGTGCGGAGGCTTGATAAGCCTGATGCACCTCTGCGTCGAATAGCTGAACGAAAGCTGGGCTTAGGTTCGTACTCATTTACGTTTTCCTATAAACTAGGTTAAACGCCGATTAGGTTGTCAGGAAAGATCCCGGCCTCTGGCTGCATGGCACGTCCATGCCCGGTGGATTTCTCCACGCCAGAGCGGCCCGGTTGGGTTATCGCTCAACGCAAATGTAGAATATATCCAAGCTCAATGCAATACATTTAGTAATTGTACAGTCTAGCCGTACCTACGCTCAAATTCTTGCTCTACTTGCCGCGTGAACTGCGGATCATTTCCATATCGCGGATCTGCCATTTTGCTCGCCATGCCCGCCTTGAAATCATTCTCACTGACCGCGCTGTCACCAACATCCGCAATTGGAATCTTTGACATATCACCTTGCAGCTCGCGCATTTTTTGCATCAGTCGCTGACCAACAGCCGATCCACCCCAAATGTTTAACTCTGCACGCTCGCTATCGCTAATAACACCCTTGCGCACCAAGCCGTCAGCCCAATCAACATTTGATTTAATTATAGCATCCGCGTTTGCACCCAAAGATTTTCGCTCTTGCTCGACATTAAGCTTAACTTCAGCAGCTTCATTACCAGACATTTCTGTGATCTGTGAAGCCAGCTCATCAAACGCCACTTGATTGATGCCATATTTTTTGGCCCAGCCCCGATAGGCGTCAACCACCGGGTCATCGTCAGCATAACCAGCATCAGTAAGCGTTGACATATCATATTCATCAGGCGCTTTGTGCTTGCCTTGGCTAAACTGCTTTTGCAGCTCTTGATATGACTTGGTTAGATTTTCAAGATCCGGGCCTTCTTTTTCATCCCAAAACTTCTCGGGAAACCAATCAGGCCGCTCATAGTTATCATCTTCTGGCTCTTCAGCATCAGCCCGGTGGTCTAAAGATTGATCTTCGCCTGTTTCCTCTACAGCTTCCGATTCAACGCCATCCATTAAGCCTTGCTCTTGGCTTTCTTCATTCTCGCTCATCTGCTCGCTTTATCCTCGCTAAGATTTCTTTGATCAGTCTTCGCTGCGCTGATCTTGCATACCCAAACGCGTCAGGCTCACCCGGCACCCATGCGTCTGGCTCATCATATCTTTCGACAAGATGTTTAAGCACTTTTTTGCCTTCCTCAGTGGCAAAGCAGCGCTTGTAAAGAATATCCAGATCCATCTGTAGATCGCGGGATATGGGTGTAACGGTAGCGTCTAAACCTTCCCAGCCGGGAGCGTTTATACCATTCATTGCATTGGCCCTTCTGCGGCTTCACCCTCTGGCACCAAGCCTTGCTGTTGCGCGGCCATCTGTGCCATCTGCATCATTTGCTCTTGCATTTGTTGCCGTTCGATTTGCGAAGTGCGCAAGCTGGCAGGCACTCCAAGCTGGTCAGCGATATAGTCGCCCACCTTGTCCATTTTAAGCAGTGTCTGACCTACCGGGCCAAGGCTTTGTGAAATCTGAATGAACTGCATAACCTCGTTTAGCTTGTCCATATTTGACGCCATAGCCAACGGCGAAACGGGGCGCACAGTAACTTGCAGCCCGTCGATTTTAAGCGGTAAGTCGATCATGCCCATCTCATCCATCAACTCCATAGATCGACGCACAATAGGGAACATAGTTTCAGAGATGAGCCTCCCGAAAGCTGCGCCCAAATTCTGCGATAGCTCTTTCATTCTCTCTACGATCTCAGTCGCACTTCTGGCCGACATGTTGTCGGGAGGCAAGCTTTCGTCCAGCAACGTCTTCTTGATATTAATCCTTAGATCATTGCTAACGATTTGTGTAAGATTGGCATCACCAGATCGCGGCAAGGGCGACAAGCTGGGGCCGCGTGGCCCACCGTTGCTTGACACGCCGATCACAGCTCCCGGCACAATTGATATTGTTTGCGGGTTTAAAACCCCGTCATCTACCGCAGTGAATACACCGCCAATACTGATAGACGCATTTTTAAGAGTTAATTCAACGACTTTATTTAGCGTCTTAATGTCAGGCAGGGCATATAATACCGGGCCTCGCCCGTAACGCTCATTGCTGGCTTTCATGTAGCGCGACACAACCCAAGGAAAAGATTTTAAATCGCGGTGTACAAACTTATGATCACTCTCAAAATGCACCAAGCAATACGAAATTTCCCCACGTTCTGTGTAGGTTGCCTCTAAAAGCTCAACCATTTCAAAGGGGTCTTCTTCATAGCGCGCGCGCATTTCATCAGGAATATCAGCGTCAGGCCACTCCATTTCGATGTTGCGAAACTGCCGCTTGAGCTTGCGGTATACGGTATCCACCGTGCCGTTTGGCCCTTCCTCGAAGCTGATTTGATAAGACGGCACCGCCGTGTACTGAATAGGTGTTACCTCATTACCCGGCTGGATCAGCATCACCGCAGTACCCACGGCCAAATCCAACAAGAACTCACCCATCGCCAGATCAAAGCCCGATTGGGCCATAACCCCAAACATCTTGTCAGCATAAAAATCTAAAACTTGCTGCGCTTGGATCTTCTGTTCCTCGGGTATTTCATTGCCGGGAGCCAGCTTGCACCAAGGGCGCTGTGGTGGGAATAAACTAGATTGGATGCGATTGGCAAAACGAGCGGTGCTGTGAATAGCTGTGCTATCAAACACCCGCTTCATCTTATTCTGACCGGGCGTATTGCCCTCATAGTAGCCGTCATAAAGGTTACGCATAGGCAGCGCGTACTCGTAGGCTTCCTCATAAATAGAACGCCATTGCTGCTTGTGAGCTTCCGCTTTTTTATAGCGCTTCTTAATCTGTTCTGTGCTTAAACCAGCCATTACGTTTTCTTGTGCCTCTCAGCAAAATTACGTGCAGCCTCTTCGCTGCCAAAGCCCCACGCTTTCAACGCCAAAGCTTTGCGAGTAGGCCGACCCTTTTCGTCTTTCATCGGCCCCTTCATGCCTCCAAATCTAGCAGCGAATGAAACCCGCCTCGGGTTTGTTCCAGATGTAAGCTGACGCCCCATCCCCAGAGCTTTGCGCCCTTTTTCGTTCAGACCGCCGCTGCTACTTTGAAACGCTTTTTTTAGCATATTTAGTCGCCATCTTCTTGCGGAGATTCATTGGCTTCTTCTTGCTCGGCTTTGCGCCTTTGGCTGCGTACATCATCAGACTCCGTATGCTTTGGATTGCGCCTATAAACTTTCATTAGCCAGACCGTGGGTTGCGCCCAAGAGTAGACTGCAATGCGGTTGAAGCGGTTGCTCGGCCCGTTAAGTCACCACCCATTAGCTGATCGCGCCCAGAACGAGATCCTATACGCTTTGCGTTTATTCTGGCTTGCGCCTGTTTGCCCGCCTTAATTCGATCAGCTTCGGCCTGCTGTTCTTGCTCGGCTAAACGCTGTTCAGTTCTTGGATCAGCAGGCGCTGGCTTTGACTTTGGAAAAAGACCACCCATCAGTTTATCCTTGCAAACATTTCATAATCACCGTGATCAGGGCCGTACTTGCGCAGCGTACCCTCATGAACAAAGTAACACCTCCTAGCCCACTCTACAGCCCGAACATTTTGCGAATGAACCGTAGCCTGTAGCCTCTTTGTTTGCGTTTTCTCGCAGTAAAGATCAAAAAACTTCAGCGCAGCCCGGTGAAAGCTAACCGTCTTTCTGTCAATATCTTTGCTAGGAATAAGCCAAGCCTCAGAGCATCCCGGCCAAAACTCATACGCGCCAAACATTGCATAGATCTTACCATCTGCAATGCCAGTAAACGCTGCGCCCGCGCTCGCATACTGCAAAAAAGTTTGCTTAAAATCAGGAAAGGTTGACCTAATCCTCCGATCAAAATCATTCATGTCAATCAGCTTGTCATGCACCGGGTTCCACGGCACGATTTTATGCCGGGGAAAATCCATACGCATAGCTTTATTCAGCTCACGAACCGAAAACATCAAAGTCCAACACCTTAGCCTGCGTAGGACGCCCGCCCATAGGCCGAGGGCTTTTCGTCATAATCCTATGCTCAGAACCCAGCAAGCAATAACCCGCCGCATCCCCAACGTGTGAATGCTCGTTCTTATTCGGCACGTCACGAAACCGCTCCACGCCAGATCCCATGCTTACCCGCTTAAAGTGATACCCGCCCGCCAAAGCCTTGCGCAGCCGCATGACCTTGCGATCAATCATAAATCCGGGCTTACCATCGATCAGACGCCCCATAGGGATCGCCATAGCCTCGCGCCGAGTTCTAAAATCATTCGTGGCCGTAGGACGCGCCATCATGCCCAGAGTTTTCAAGTGATCAAAGGCCGTGGTTTCAAAGATCTGATCGCGCTGCATACCCGCCGGGTCACCCCAGATCATTGCCTCCATCTTAGGAAACCGCGCATTCAACTCGCTCTTCAACATGTCAGCAAAACGATTAAGCCCCATGTCAAACGTCACCAGCTCATGCAAAATATGCCAACGGCCATTGCCCATCTTCTGCCCAAAGATTGCCGCCGGGGTCAAACCAAAGTCCAAGCCGATCTGCAACGGCACAGTCGGATCTGCCTCCAGATCACTCACCATCATTTCATCGTTATACTCAGGCCAAACAGGACGCCCCTCCTGCACAAACGTGTACTTGCCTTCAGCGTAACACTGAATCCAATCCAAGTTCTTACCGCCAAGAAGCTGATCGTAATAACCCGCAGGCAAGTTGCTCACATTCTCAGCCTTGCCATTCGTTTTCCACCAACGCCCCGCCTGATGCGTCAGCCCCTGCGCCTCGGGCATATCCTTCGGCACCTTGTCCAGCGGCACCTCAATAACACCGCCCGGTTGTCTGAAAAACTCCCAAGCAAACCTTCCCTTGGGCCGCTCCTTCTCAGCCACCCGATAATACCAGTGATCGTCATCCATCGGGTTCGTATCCATAATAACCCCATGCCACGTAGGCCCGCCATCAGCCTTCGTTGGAAAACGACCAACCCTATGCGTCAAGCCATCAATCACCGCCTTGGGAAGCTCCCGGCACTCATTTACCCAAGCACCCGTCAGCTCCAAACTCAAAAGCTTGCGAACGTCTTTAGGGTCATCAAGGGCGAGGAAAATAACCTCCATATCAATACCACTCGCCCCATCCCGAGGAGGCAACTTCACATGATGCGTAATAGGCGGCGAATACTTTACCGCCCCCCACACATGCTCGGGCATCAATTCCAGCCAAGTCTTCAAAGTCGTCGTGCGCAGCATAGGATTGGTATTTCGCACAATCGCAAAACGGCTGTACTTAACACCATCACGCGGGCTAGGCCGTTGCTCCACAGCTCGCCGCCATATCTCCGCGCAACACGCATACGACTTGCCAGATCCAACCGGCCCCATGATTCCCCGCACAAACCCCTTGCTGCGAAAAAACTTCGCAACCATCGGGCTGCTACTGAAGTCTAACTTCATGTTTTGTTTACTATCTTGAGCCATCAATCTAACTTCTTTGCGAGAAGTTCTTGAAGCGGTTGACCGATTACTGGTTTAAATTCTAGTTGCATTTGCTCAACAATATCTCGCTGCAATGCTGCATCATCTGTTTTTGACAATGCTTTACCCATTTGCTGCAAACGCCAAACCTTTAAAATCTGTTGCTCACTCATCCTTCTTGATCCTCTCTCCACTCAGGACAAACTTTAAATTCACCGCACCAATCATTATTATCTGTCATTATAGACCAGCCACTGCGCTCTGCCCCCAAGACAAAACGAGTAGGCGGGTAGCGTCTGCACTCGCCATAAGATACAAGTTTTCCGAATTTGTTTTTTGTGTCTTCAACTGTGCAACACCACCAAGCGCAAAATAAACAAGTTTTACTCATCCTTCTTATCCTCCCCCGGCATCACCATCTCAATGCTCACCACAGAAGGCTTATCAACCTCCTTCTCGCCATCCATCAATCCCGCAGACTTCGCCAACATCTGCAAAATACGAACCTTATCGATCATCTCAACATCAACAGTATTGCCATGCTGACCCGGCGTAACTCGCACACGCTTCACCGCACGCAACGCCGCATCATCAATCTCATCAATGTCACGCAACCTCACGCCATCCTGAGAAAACTCAACAATGTCAGTTATCGATGAACTGCCCAAACTCAACAATTCAGCCGCCAACTCATCACGGTTCTCATAAATCATCTTAGAACCGCGTATCCGACGATTAATCTCACCCATCGCAAAGCGCGCCGACTTAGGCACACTCTGCGAAGTCATCTTCTCACCCTTCTTAGAACGGGATGACATCATCTAGCTCCCGTGCCGCAGGAGTGCCGTTAGGGTTGCCCCAGCTACTCGCACCGCCAGAAGGGGCGTTTAGAGCCTCAGAGGCACCTCCCAGCCCCGCTGAGACGCTATCCCCGCTAGACCGAGCGTCCAATAATACCAGCTCACTGCCAAAATTGCGTAGAACAACCTCAGTAGACCACTTCTCAACTCCAGAACTGTCCTGATATTTCCGCGTCTCCAACGATCCCTGCAAATACACCTTGCTGCCCTTGCGCAAATAACTCTCAGCAACCTTAACCAATCCCTCGCTGAAAATACTAACGCTATGCCACTCAGTCTTCTCCTTGCGCTCACCAGTGACCTTGTCCTTCCAACTCTCACTCGTAGCTAAACGAAACGAACAAACTCGCCCGCCATTGCCAAAAGTCCTAACCTCAACATCCTTGCCAAGATTGCCTACCAAAATTACCTTGTTTACCGACATCATTTCCTCCTAATGTTTTTTGCCAGAAAATTTTTGAGTGATCCCCATACGTGTATAGCGGGGCCGGGGGGGGATAAGGTGGGGTCACGTATATTTCTCCATGCCTGACCACATACTATCCGAACGTTTTGTTTTTGTACACGCATCACATTCTAAGCCCCCGGGTTGTCTTCGCCAGTAGAGCTAGGGGGTCTTCTTCTGGCTTGTCTTTCGTCTGGCGCTTACTCTCTTTGCGCTTGATGAAGTACTGCAATGACTGTGGTGGCTGCTTATTGTTCTTCACCATCCAGTCTAATACTGATCTCATATCTGTATTGAAACTATCCGGGGTGTAGCCCAGCACGATCAGCTCACCCGCCAAACCCATCTGCCTCTGATCGTAGACCCAGCCTCGGCCATAGCGTTCTGTGATCGCTTGTGAGAGGTGGTTACATATCTTTCTACAATCTTCATCATTATCCTTTTCTTCTATAGTTCTATTATGGTGCTTACTTACAAGCTGGGGCTTGTGAACCTTTACAAGCTGGGGCTTGTACACTTTTAAGGCGAGTGGGCTGTTGATACAAGCTGGGGCTTGTGAAGATTTGGACTTATCCACAGGCAAAGGCGACTTATCCACAGGCTGTTTTTTGGGCTTAGAGAGGTGACCTTTGGCTCCTCTAGCTGCGAGTTGCATCATTGTGTCTGCTTCTTTGGCTTCTTCTTCTGGAGACTTGGCGTCTGCGGGTGGTGTCATTTTGAGTATAGCGCTGTATGTTTTGGTGGGGTCAAAGATGACGCGCCAGACTGCGCCTTGTTTGCCCCATCGTCTGCGGTTGTCTTCACGTTTGATCTTTTCGATGTAACCCCATTCTACGAGGCGCATCATGTGTTCTGAGACAGCTTGCTGTGAGGATTGCATATCGGCGGCCATTGTTTTTTGGTTTACCCAGAAGACGGCTGTCCATTGCTTGGCGTGGCCGCAACAGTATGCGAGGACTTTGAGAGCTTTGGGGTATCGATTGAATCGGTTGTCCATGATAGCTCTGCCGGGGATAACGGCTGTGGGGCCGGGGGCTTGTCCATCGCCGTGGCCTTTGGGTGCGTCACGTATGGGATCTGGTGTTAGGTCTGTCTTGCGCATTAGAAGTCGATTTCATCTTCATTGAAGTCTGGATCTTCTATGACGCCTTCGGTGTCGCACCTTCCGCAGTCTATGATTTGCGTTTCGATGTAGCCGCCATTGATATAGCAGACGATTGGTTTGTCTTCTTCGTACTCGCCTTTGCCTTGGCACTCGGGGCATTCGATGTACCTCATGTGTGGGGCTCCATCTGTTCTACTGCATCTGCTAGTGCGCGCAGCTCGTCGGCCATTCCTGCTTTGACATGCCCGGTGAAGAGCGGGCGCCGATCTTTTGCGTGGACGGCATCGCCTGCAATGAGTGCGAATGTCTGGCCGTTTTCCCGGCGGTTACACAGCTCGAAAGTAATATGCGCGACTGTGTAGGTTTGTCGGTCTGCATCGGGATGCCGGCGCTTGGACTTGAGGCTATGCATACTCATGCTGCTTGGCTTTCTTTGAGCATGACAAACTGATTGATTGGGATCAGTGCTACGGGCTCTATATCTTGCGGATCTTTACGGTCTTTGCGCCCGCCGATTTGTACGGTGGCGTTTACTTTGTGCAGCGCGGTGAAGCCTATGCTGTCTGTCCACTTGACCAGTAGGAACACGGGGATATCCAGCGCTTGGAATACTTGCTGTGCTTTAATGATCTTGGTGATGCTGATCATGTAGCTGGGGTATTTGTTTGCCGGGTTGGTGCGCACTTTCATTTCAACGAATGCTGCCACCTTTTGATCGCGCAGAGCTGCGTAGTCGAAGGATGATTTGGCCTTGAGCTTTGACATGCTGCACCGCCAGTTTGTTGATGCTATTTGTGCTAGGCTGCGCTCGTTTGCGAGATCCATTGGCCGCTCATATATCGGACGGTTGGTTTGGTAGTTGTACATGTTGCTCATGCGTTTGCTCTCACGCTTTTAAACTTTACGGGGCTTCCATCGTCAGGAGCCACTACGACTTCGACGGTTTCAAATGCTTTATGGCACTCTGCGCAGCGCCGGGTGCGGTGATGGTAGAGGACGCCGTTGCGTATTTTACCGAGCTGTCGCAGGCATACTGTATTATGTGCATCACAATTGGGGCAGTTCATTTGAGGGAACTCTGTATCTGACTGCGCAACTCTTCGTAGATTGCAGCGATTTGTGGATCACTCTGTCTGTAGTGTTCTACGCGTTTGAGAGAGTTGAGCAGGGTGGTATGATCGCGGTTAACTGCGCTGCCAATTTGCAAAAACGAATGGCTAGTAAGATCGCGGCACAGTGCGTGTGCTATTTGACGCCACACTGCTACACCTTTTGCTCGCACTGGCCCGCGCAGATCGTCTACGGTTAATCCTGATCGGTGGGCAACTACAGTGAGTATTTCTTTACACGATATTTTGCAGCGGAAATCTCTGAGATTAACGTACCCGGGAAGGCTGCTTCCACCATCTTTTTCTTGAGGCGATACACATCTGTTTTGTAGCCCTTCACGTCCTCCACGATCAGCGCTCCGCATTGTCCATCCGGGCCTTTGGCTTGGCTGTCGAAGTAGCTGAAGTCTGCTTTGTACGTGCATATTTTTCTTCCCTTGATTGTGACCAGAAACTGCGGCTGGAACTGAAGGTTCGTGATTTCATTGGCGTCCAGCCGGGGCTTGAGTGTGAACCAGTAGTGCTTGGCTTCTGCTTCGCTGTCGAACTTGTGTCCATCCAACTGCACCTTTTTGTTTTTGTACTTACTAGGCAACTGAACGCGCCGCTCTTGTGAGCTTATAAAGATCACGATCGATCACGATGCCCAGCTCTTTGGCTAGTACGTGTTCAACGTAGACTTCTTTGCTCATACGCTGCCTTTCGGCCTCTAGTTTTATGGCCTCGTGCAGATCAGAATCGATCCGACAGTACATGCTTGAAACCTTGTCTGACATTACATTTCTCCAAAAGAGTCTATTAGTACTTGCACAACCATATATAAATATTATATCAGGTGTATAGACGAACAGTTTACGAACAAATTGGAGGAAGAAATGACTTACAAAGGTTATAAACTTGAAGCCCTGCATGGGAACTTTTTGCATAAGAGTTATGATGCTGCTGGTGTAATATGGCAGATTATAAATCCTAATAAATTTGAGGATTGGAGCCTTGGCACCGTTCCCTTGATGGTTGCGTCATTTGCTACTGAAGCTGAATGCAAGTCTTGGATAGATGGAGAAACCAAATGAAAATCAAAATAGAAACGACAATTGAACTTAGCGCAGACGATGAAAAGTCTCTGCGCAATTATTTCTCTGAAGTTAAGATTGACGATGAAACTTTCCGCGACTGGTACAAGTCAACATTCATTGCCTGTGGTCACCAGTTTATGGATGAAAAGATTTGTGATTATGGGGGATTTGCATAATGCTACACGTAACCAGACCAGATCACGGCGCAGCGCATAGCGGCAAGTTCGCCTGCTACGTGCGCGTCTCAACCGACAAGCAAGACGTGGCAAACCAAGAACACGCTATCAAAGCTTACCTCAATGGCGGTGACCATGAGGTTAACTGGTATCGGGAGGAGGGCGTCAGTTCTACCACCGACTGGCACCAGCGTACCACGCTGCATGAATGCCTCGACTATTGCCGCAAGACCGGGGCCACGATGGTGATCTACTCGGTCAGCCGTATGTCCCGCCGTACATGGGAAACCTTACGTTTCTTGGAGCAAGAAGTGCGCACCGGGAAGGTAAAATTGGTGGTGGTTGACAATCCTAACCTTGATCACACTACAATAGGCCTCCTGTCAGCCGTGGCAGAAATGGAGCGCGTACAGATCTCGCAGCGCACCAAAGCGTCATTGGCCCGCATCAATGAAGTTATAAAAGAGAAGGGTAGCTACAAGACCAAGGCAGGCAAAACAATCAAGTCTTTGGGGGCAGGGGATGCTTTACAAAAGGCGCAGAAGCTAGGTGATGAGGCTAAGGTTCGCGCAGCAAATGAGCGGGCCAGTGATGTTTGGCCGATTATCTCTAACCTTCTAGATCGTGGCCTGTCTTATCGTGGCGTTGCCCGGGAGCTGAATAAAATGGGAGTGCAACCACCGAGCCGCCGCCGCAATCCAGATCTTTCTAAGAATACAGAGTGGCACGCGTCAACAGTGCGCAACTATGCGCTTCGCATGAAGGAGCAATAAAATGAACATGCAGAACAATAAACCACATATCTGTTTTGACGAAGTGCGACAGCTTGCAGTGCGTAACTTTGCCTTAGAGCTGACGAAGACTGAATTGGAAATGTACAAGGAGCGCAAAAGCTGGCGCGACGCGTGTAAAATGACTGCGTATTTTCAAAGTACGCCAGAGAAAGCAGCATTTTCCCGCCTGATGTATGTCGCGGCGCGTGTAAATCAGAGTTACACGATTACAGAGATTAGCCAAGAGCTAGACATTAGCCGTCAAACTATTTGTAGGTTTACAGACGATTGCTGCAAAGAGGGCTGGATTGTTTGGCAGAAAGTTCATGGGAAGAGTTATAAATATAAAGCTTCTGATGAGCTTTGCATCGCAGTTGAAGAATACGCCGATTACAGCTCAGACCTCTTCCAAAAGACTGCCGTGCATGACGCCGAGCATTTTTTAGGAATGCTAAAACGGCGTCAACCCGAGTTGCATAGACAGACACTTGATTAATCCATACATTTGGTAAACAGGAGGCGAATAATGCGCAGACAACAGGATAACGAAACAGTCAAAATGATGCGGTGGTCAAACATGCGCTTCAAGCGGCGTTTAGATATTCCAATGTGGCACATTGATCACTTGCGTAAATCTATTACTGAACTGGAAGAGCTGACAGAAGAGCTGAAACGAATTAATAATTCTAACAGTTTGAGACATGCTGAGAAGTGCCGATACGCGCAAGACGCTTTCGTTGCTTTAAATATCCGCTTCAAAAATATGCTGCCGAAAGATCCACGCTCTAGAGGTTCAGAGCTTCTTATTTATGGTGACCGTGGCTTAGAAGATCACAGCGGATATGCTGAATTAAATGCTCGGGAAGATCTGCGGGGCGCAGAACAACAACAAAAAAGCCCACGCCATCGCCTTAAAACCAGCTTCTATGGTAAGCGTTAGACTACTAAAGGGCAGTACTGGTAAATGTTTATTAGTGTTTTGTAAGAGTGCAAAAGCAAAAAAGAAGGAAGATAAAATGAAAACAGAAGGTTATAGTGAAGCGTGCAAATCGGATGCGCATAATATATATTATCTTAGTGCAAACAGTAACTTAGGTGATGCAAAAGAGTTAGGGCAGGCAGTACAGTTTAAACAGGTCATACTGTTTTTAGGCGAGTTTGTCACCATCGCAGCTTGGTTTGGTTTGCTCTTTGCGGGCTTATGGTTGGGATGCGCTTTGGACGATGGGTGCTGGCAATCATATGCTGGTGTACGCTAATGCCCAAGCTTACTAAAACGGGCTACGAAATCGGTAGCAGTGAAGCCGGGGCAATTGTCCTTTTCAAAACAGCCTTTCAATCCCGAGATGAGATCTTGCGCAAGCACAAGCTTGCCCGGGCAGGGGTTGAGACTGTTGATGAAATCCAAAACAAACGCGCACTGCGCCGGGGTACGCACCTAGAGCCAGCGGTTGCTGAATGGGCAACTGAGGATTTCAAAGCAATGACTGATGCCCACGTTGAGATGGAAGAGCCAGAGATCGCATTTAAACGCGAGGATCTGGGGATAGCCTCATCAGTTGATCGCTTGCTTACACTTAGCGCACCGCTTGTTCTGACTGAGCCTGATGGCAGCGAAGTGGTTTTGCAGAACAAAGGCATCTGTGAAATCAAAACTGACTTTTATCACGAAGACAAACCCAAGCCTGAGTGGGTAATACAAGTGTTGCACCAGATGCTTTGCACACATTCACCTTGGGGAGTGATCGCCTGCATGTGCCAGCGGGGTAAGATGCACTACTACCCGGTCACGTATAACCAGCACCTGATCGATAGGATGATTGAAGCCTACGCCGAGTTTTGGCAGCTCGTGGAATCGGATGGTGAGTATGCGCCGATCACGACTAATGAGGCTGGGCCTGTCGATATATCTACATACGATGAAGGCGTGACTACGCTGCTAAAATCTTTGTGTGATGATTATCTTAAAGCCGGGGCCGAGGCTCGTCTCTGGGCTGCTACTAGGGATGAGGCCAAGCGGGCGATTGTGCAGGCAATGGATGGCCTTGAAGTTGAACACGGCAAGATTGAAAATTTTGTCATTAAATCAGAGCAAAAATTAAAAGAGAAAAAGCGGATGGTTGGCACGGGTGAGTTTGCCCCGTCCACAAGCTTTTCAATTAAAGAGGTAGGATAATGGCGAATATTACAACGCGGCAAACCTTGCAGCCCCAGTCAATGCAAGAGGCAATTCAGTTCTCAGAAATACTGGCGAAGTCTGCAATGGTTCCTAGTCATTTTCAAGGCAAGCCAGCCAATGTTCTAGTGGCAGTGCAGTGGGGTATGGAGCTAGGCTTACAGCCTCTACAAGCGCTCCAGAATATCAGTGTTATAAATGGTAGGCCGAGTGTGTACGGTGACGCCTTGCTTGCTATGGTGCGAGCTGACAGCCGCTGTGTTGGCGTCAACGAATATATTGAGGGTGAGGGCGACGATAGAACGGCAGTCTGTACAGTGAAGCGTAAGCACGGCGGTGAGATGGAAGAGATCACACGCACATTCTCTGTAAGCCAAGCAAAGCAGGCAGGCTTGTGGGGCAAGGCAGGGCCGTGGAAGTCATACCCAGAGAGAATGCTGCAACACCGCGCCCGGGGCAACGCATTGCGTGATGGGTTCCCTGACGTGTTGGCTGGCATGAGTGTCTATGAAGAGCTTCGGGATGAGGAGGATGTAAAAGACATTACACCTACCGCAGAGGCGGTTACAGCGCCTACGCTAGAAGATCTGTCAAAGCCTAAAGAAGTCGTGTCGGAAGCCCCCATCTTTTTGCTCACCATGTGTGACGATGATGGACAGATCAATGTAGAAAAGCGCACCAAGGGCGTCGATGACTTTTGCTCTCAGTACAATGATGAGATGCTGCGCATAGCTCAATACGAAGGGGCGCTTCCGACAGTTCGTCGTACCAAATTAAAGGAGCTGGAACAAGCGAACATCTCGGCAATTGATGCTCTGCCTGACGATCTTTGCGCTGAAATGTATGCCAAGCGATTGCAGTACAATAAGCATTTGAGCGTGGCAAAAGGGGCTGAGAACAATGGTTGATAATAAGATAGGCCTGACGCCGAAACAGCGCGAAGTCTACGACTTTATTGTTATGTATAATCAAACATATGGGGTGTTTCCCAGTGTGCGTGAAATCATGGCGGGCAAGATACAAGAAAATCAGATCATTGTTTCGCGCAGCTCTCCCGCCTCAGTGCAGAGAATTATTACTGAAATTGAAAACAGAGGTTGGGTGCGCAGAGCTGCGGCACGTAGTCGTGCGCTTCAATTGCTATGACATAAGACCCTTGGCGTTTTTCTCCCGCCGAGATGTCTGACTTGCCCGGAGAGCTTTGGCCGTAGGTGCGCCATCTTCTCCGGGCCTTCTCATTTTCTCGCCACTGCCTTTTGCAATGCGTTTCCGCTTTGCGTGAATATTATGCCA